CAATCATTTGCTGAACACAGAATGCTGTTTGGAGGACGTTACAATGAGTATCTTAAGTTTCTCGGTATTAGGTATAGTGATGGTCGTCTTGATCGCCCTGAATATTGTGGTGGTGGACGTCAGACTATTCAGTTCTCAGAGGTATTGCAAACAGGAGTTGATTCCACCGACGCTGGACTTGGAACCCTTGGCGGGCATGGAATTACCGCCGTTAAGTCAAACCGTTTCCGTAGGTTCTTCGAAGAGCACGGATTAATTGTCTCTCTAATGTGTGTAAAACCAAAACCAATGTATCATCAGGGCGTTCACAAGATGTGGCTCAAAACTACTAAAGAGGACTTCTTCCAATACGAACTAGAAGGGATCGGTCAAGAAGAAATTCAAAACCGTGAGGTCTATGTTGGACACTCTTCACCTACAGGTACCTTTGGTTGGCAAAACCGATATGATGAGTACCGTTATTCTGTCGATACTGTGGCTGGCGATTTCCGTCCCGGACAATCTCTCGAGGAATGGACTATGTGTCGCGATTTTACGAGTGATCCTTCTCTTAACTCAAGTTTTGTTACTTGTAATCCTACAACTCGCATTTATGCGAGCACTTCTACGGACCAGTTATTGGTCATGGCCCATAATAATGTGAAAGCCCGACGTATGATGAGACGCGTAGGAAAACCAATTGGGCTGATAGGAGGATAAGATGGCTAAGAAAAAATTAAGATTCGCAAAGAAAAGCCGGCTTGATGGTATCAAGGCTGATGGTAGTGAAAACGTTAGTTCAAAACCTACTGAACTTCGTCGAGCCATTAAAAACCCTATTACCCTGCGTCAAAAAATGTCTAATCTCTGGAATGAGTTTAAGATTCGTGACGCAGAGTCTGGTCCTGAAACAATGGCTGATGCTCAAGACTTTGATGTCGATAATGATGGTTATGTTGCTTCGCCTTATGAGGTTGAGCACGAGCTTGCTGACCAATTCGCTTATGAGGACTCACAGGAGCCCGCTGGGGCTTCGGCGGAGCCGAAATCCAAGGGTAACCCTAAGTCAAACGATTCTGAAGCTGAGGAGGCTGAAAATGGGCAAGATTCTGGTAAATCTTCTGTTTAAAGTGTTGAAGGGTAAGAAATTTAACTTCTCGATTGATACTGACCGTGATGGCGTAGCCATCTTAGAAGGTAAGGTAAATCTTGAAGAACTCGGAGATGAGATCAGGAAAAAGATCTCTTAAAACGGAGCCCCGGGAGGGGCTCCTGCCAGTAGACTACTTGATGTCTACTGGCATAGGTGACAGGATTAAGAGCACGGAATGGCTAGATCAAGAAAAAATTATCGTCGAAGACGTTACAAACCACTAACCCGCGTCTCTGCTAGGAAAACTTTCCTGGGCTTTGTGTCAAAAATTGATCGCCAACCAAGTCGTCGTATACCCCTAATTCGTCGTAATCGTGATAAGATTCGCAAAGAGGGCTTCCTACGTCGCTTGCGTGTGCTCAGGGAGAAAGGGAGGAGAGCAAGACTCAAAAAATCTTTAGTCTCCTCCCCTACTCCCTCCTTCACCTCTTTTTCCCACGAAAAAACTAAAATCTGTCATAATAGAGCTGTGAGAAAGGAAATTCTTCATGCTCTCAATAAAACCGGTAAAACTGGTCAAAAAAAACCAATAAGACGTCATCCTGGCGTTATCTGTAGGAGGAAATAATGGGCTTTGGAGATTTCGTAAAAGCTGCGGTTGGAGCTGCCGTCCCGTTTGTTGGTCCCACTGTACTTGGTGGAGCTAGCCAGATAGGCACTTCGTTAATGAATAAAAGGATGTATGATAAACAGCATCAATATCAAACTCATGTTGAACAGAGAAATAGAGCCCAAGACTATGACTTTGCTCAAAATCAAATTAGATGGCTTGCTGCTGATGCAAAAGCGGCGGGTATTCACCCCTTGGCTGCTCTTGGTGCTTCAAGAATAAACCCCTCCCCTACTATGGTTGGTGGTCCCTCTCCTGCTGATATGTCTGGATTGTCAGCTCTAGGTCAAGATATAGGCAGAGCTATGGTTGCTGGGACTACTAATCACCAACGAAAAATTATGGATCTTCAACTTAAAAATGCTGAGATGGATACTGAAATGAAGGCTCTTGAATTAACTACTGCTCGTCGACGTCTAGGACAAGGTGGTCAAGTTGGTCCTGGGATTCCTGATGTCATTCAAAATAAGCCTGCGGAAATTACTTCTCATGCTAAAGGTCGTCGTAATATAGAGGCTGGATCAATTACTTCTACTGGTTATGCTCGCACTGCTGGTGGTGGACTTACTCCTGTTCCCTCTAAGGATTCTAAAGATAGAATAGAGGATCAATTTATTCCTGAAATGGTTTGGGCTGCTCAAAATTATATTGGTCCCGCTATCGGGAGGGATGATACCAAACCTCCTAAATCACTTCTTCCTAAAGGTGCTAAAGATTGGGAATGGAGTGTTCTTGAGTCCACTTGGTACCCTGTTAAAAGAAAAGGACTTACTCCTTTTGGTCGCCTTAAAAAAAGATATAAAGCTGGTGGTCAAAGTTTAAAATGGTGGCTTACTAAAAAACGGGATAAAGCTTCTGATTGGGGATATAGATCTCGATGATCTGTAAAAATCCCTTTGTAAAAAACGTTGTAGCCTTCGGGTGTGGTCAATGTCTTCCCTGTCGGATTAACAAAAGACGCTTGTGGACTAATCGAATAATGCTCGAAAGTCTGTCCTGTGAGGATAATGCATTTGTTACTCTAACATACGATAACGATCATTTACCCGAAGGTGGCACGTTGAAACCCCAAGATCTTAAGAACTGGCAAAAAAATTTAAGGTATCATTCTGGTATCAATTTAAGGTTCTTCTCGGTTGGAGAATATGGTGACCAAACAAAAAGACCCCATTATCACGCGGCTGTTTTCGGCTTTAAAGGCTGCGCCTCACTTGATCTTAAGTGTCCTTGTGTATTCTGTGAGACTCTTCGTTCCTCTTGGAAAAAAGGTCATGTTCTTAATGGAACTCTTACCAAAGATAGCGCAAGTTATATCGCAGGTTATGTCACGAAAAAAATGACTGATAGAAACCCACAGGAAAAGTACGATCGTTTGTTGGAAAAGGGTGAATATATGGCTGCCGACCAATATAAAGAAAGAGTTATTGATGAGTTAGATGGTCGTCACCCTGAATTTGCTCGCATGTCCCTGAAGCCAGGAATAGGCGCACCTATGATTCCCGCCATCAGAGAAATGTTATGGGATGAACATGGTAATGAATTAATGGGAGAGCTCGGCGATGTTCCGGATATGATTAAAATTAGTGGTCAAGAGGTATTACTCGGTGGCTACTTAAAAAATAAACTCAGAAGGGAGTTCTTAAATGAGGATGAGATACAAGAAGTCAAAGAAAGGAAAATGTTACAATTGCAAAAAGAGAACCTCCAGGCGTACTGGGAGGAGAAGGCGAAGCGCCCGAAGAAGATAGGGCGGAAATTTACTTTTAAAGATTTCATTATTGACAAACACCTCCAAAAGGTTCGAGACTTGGAGAAACGATATTCACGCAAGCCAAACAAAGGAGAACTCTAATGAGTCAAGAAACGCCTGCGCAAAACCCTATGTCTGCTGATTATTTACAACAATGTCTAGTTAGGCTTAGAAAACGATTAACCTATGCACAAGATGAGATGGATATCACTTCTTATGCTATCCGTGGGATTGAAAACGATCTCGCAAACATTCAAAAGGAGGATGGAGTAGCTAATGAGACCCATGAGAAAACGGAATAAGTTCGACTTATCCCACAACAAAAATTTTACCTGTAATCAGGGAGAGCTAGTACCTATATCGGTTCAAGAGGTTCTTCCTGGAGACAGTTTTCAAATGTCAACCAGCGCCCTAGTTAGATTGTCACCATTGGTTGCACCAGTTATGCATCCAGTTCATGCTTCAATTCAACATTATTTTGTACCTTATCGGCTGATTATGGATGACTTTGAGTCGTTTATAACCGGAGGTGAAACAGGTGCCGATTCTACTACTTTTCCTACAATTACTCTCACTCCTTCTGCTGGGTCGTTGGCTGATTACTTTGGTCTTCCCTTGGGTACTAGTATTTCTGTTAATGCTCTTCCTTTTCGGGCGTATGCATTAATATATAATGAGTTCTATAGGGATCAGGATCTTCAAACTGCACTAACAATAGATACGAGTGATGGAGCTGATACAACTACAAATACGACTATGCAGAAAGCGAACTGGACAAAGGACCGGTTTACTTCTTCGCGTGATTCTTCTCAGAAAGGATCTGAAATTAGTCTTCCTCTTGGTACTCATGCCCCAATTTACGGTTATTCGATTGATTTCGATGGTGTTGACGATACTGACAACGCTATTAATATTTACAACTCGGTTGGTGGATCTCTCAGAGGTCTTAAGTCAAATACTAATAAGCTTCTAGGTGACACTTCTGCTTATGGAGATGGTGAACTTCGTGCTGACCTTACTAATGCTACTGCTGCATCAATTAATGATTTAAGAGAGGCTTTTGCCTTGCAATCATTTGCTGAACACAGAATGCTGTTTGGAGGACGTTACAATGAGTATCTTAAGTTTCTCGGTATTAGGTATAGTGATGGTCGTCTTGATCGCCCTGAATATTGTGGTGGTGGACGTCAG